GTCACACGGGCGCACCCGCAAAATTGAGTTTTTCGCAAAAATGACACGTGGACGCAAGCCAACTCCAACTGCCGCCAAAAAATTGGCTGGGAATCCGGGCAAACGCAGGTTAAATGCAGATGAACCGCAGTATGACCGCGCATCTAATGCGCCCGCAGATCACCTCAGCCCAGTTGCTAAACGAGAGTATGAACGATTAGCTTTGCAGTTGTCTGCCACGGGTGTGCTTACAACGGTAGACGTTGGCACCCTTGAAGCCTATTGTGAGGCGTATGCAACATGGATAAACAGCAAAGCAGAGGCGGCAAAATGCCCGGTGGTAGAAAACAGTCGGGGGGATACAGTAATAAACCCGCAGATGCGTATCTCAAACATGGCGGTGATGCAAATGGCAAAGCTGGCAAGCGAATTAGGGATAACGCCAGCAAGCCGCTCGCGAATAAAACTGACAGAGGGGAAGGTGGAAGACGATCTCGCAAAGTTTCTGCGAGGAGAAATGTAGCGCAGGTTGCAGTGCCAATGCCAGAGCAGTATTGTCGAGACGTTTTGGATGGGAAAATAGTTGCGTGTAAGTGGGTTAGGTTGGCCTGCGAGCGCCATTTACGAGATTTAGAGCATGGACATGAGCGCGGGTTGGTATTTGATGCAAAAGCAGGCGCAAGAGCAATCAAGTTTTTTGATTTTTTGAAACACTCAAAAGGGCAATGGGCAGACAAACCGGTGACGCTTGAATCGTGGCAGCAGTTTATTTTGTGGTGCGTCTTTGGATGGAAACGCGCCAATGGAATGCGCCGATTCAGAACCGTGTATGCAGAGGTGGCGCGCAAAAACGGCAAAACTACAATGCTGGCAGGCATTGGTCTTTACATGCTTATCGCAGATGGCGAGGCAGGTGCAGAAGTTTACTCAGCTGCCACAAAACGCGACCAGGCAAAAATCATGTGGGTGGAAGCGGCGCGAATGGCGCGAAAATCGTCTGGGCTTGTCAAAATCCTTGATATCTTTGGAGATAAAAACCCGAAGGCAACGGCGTGCAGTATCAGCGTGAGCTCAACCGCCAGCAAATATGAGCCGCTTGGACGAGATGCGGATTCAATGGACGGCTTGAACGTTCACTGCGCCCTAATTGACGAATTACACGCTCACAAAACGCGGGATATGGTTGACATTTTGGATACAGCAACCGGCGCGCGCAGACAGCCGCTAATCCTGATGATCACCACTGCGGGGTTTAACCGGCAAACGATTTGCTACGAAATCAATGACTACACAAAAAAAGTGCTAAGCGATTTAGTGGAGGACGATTCGTTTTTTGGGATGATATTCACACTAGACGATGATGACGACTGGGAAGATGAAACGAACTGGGTAAAAGCCAATCCTAACCTTGGCGTAAGCAAGCGGATGGATGACATGCGCGACAAAGCAACAAAGGCAAAAGCAATGCCAACCGCGCTCAATGCCTTTTTGCGTCTTGAATTAAATATCTGGACGCAAGCCGAAACGCGCTGGATAAATCTTGAGCATTGGGACGCATGCAACAAGCCATTTGACATTGAGACGTTGCGCGGGCGCGAGTGTTATGGCGGGCTGGATTTATCTAGTACGTTAGACACAACTGCGCTCGTGTTGGTGTTCCCTCCCACAAAACCGGACGATGATTACGTAGCCTTGTCTTATTTTTGGGTGCCAGACGATAACATTATAAAGCGCGCAAAACAAGATCGCTTCCCGTACGATCTTTGGGAAAAACGCGGGCTGATTGAAGCCACGCCGGGCGAAGTGGTTGATTATGACTTTATCCAAGCAAAAATAGAGGAACTGGCTCGAGTTTACAATATTCGCGAAATAGCGTTTGACCGATGGAATGCTACATCGCTTATCAATCGCCTAGCCGAGCGACATGTAACAAAGCTGATTGAGTTTGGACAGGGATACGCCGGAATGTCGCCTGCCGCAAAATTGTTTGAGAGCAAATATGTCTCTCATCAACTGAACCATCTTGGCAACCCCGTTCTCTCGTGGATGGCAGGAAACGTTGTAGTTACAAGCGATCCGGCGGGAAACATCAAGCCAGACAAAGACAAATCCATAGAGCGCATAGATGGAATTACGGCGCTGCTTATGGCATTGGATCGCGCTACAAGACCAGGAATAAGTGTTTACGAGGATAGGGGAATACTGGTTTTGTAAAACAGTGTCATAATATAGACAACAGAACATTTGGACTGACGCGAATAACGCGCGGTGTGGGACAAGCCACGCCGCGCGTTTTTAATTTCTATGGGATTTATTGATACGCTCCGAAATATGTTTTCCCCGCAAAAGCGGGATGGAGAACTTCCACTGGACAACGCCCGCCCTTGGATAGAAGCTGGCATTTTGTCTGCCCCGCCCAGTGGTGTGCGGGTAACCGCAGATAACGCGCTAACGCAGTCGGCTGTATTCGCCTGTGTGCGGGTTCTTACCGAGAGCATTGCCTCGTTGCCCTGGATTGTGTATCGCAGAAGCGCCGATGGTAAAGCGCGGGCATACGACCATGCTCTTTATCCTGTTTTGCACGACATAGCCAACCCCGAAATGTCATCGTTTGAGTGGGCAGAGGTGTGTATGGCTCATTTGGCTCTGCGCGGGAACCATTACAGCGAAATTCAGATGAATAATCGTGGTGATGTTCGCGCGCTGTGGCCGCTTAACCCGGATCGCATGATCGTAAAGCGCAATGTCGCTGGCGTTCTTGAATATCACTACCGCCTGCCCGACAACACGACTGCCATCATGCCGCCCGATATTATTTTCCACGCGCGCGGTTTATCAAATAACGGAATTACGGGGTTGTCGCCCATCGCGGCGGCGCGAAATGCCATCGGACTGGCGATGGCGACCGAGGAATACGGGGCGCGTTTTTTTGGCAATGGAGCGAGACCAGGTGTCGTCATTACGTCCCCAGGGAAATTATCGCCAACCGCCCGCGATAATATGAAGGAGAGCTGGCAGAGCTTTTATGGGGGACTGTCAAACGCTCATCGCGCGGCAATTTTGGAAGAAGGCATGACCGTCACCGCGCTTGGGGTGGAGCCGGAGGACGCGCAGTTTTTGCAAACGCGCAAATTCCAGATTGAGGAAATAGCCCGCATGTTTCGTATTCCGCTGCACATGGTGGGGGTTTTGGATCATGCCACGTTTAGCAATATCGAGCATCAAAGCATAGATTTTGGGAATCACACCGTTCGCCCATGGGCGGTTCGGCTTGAAAAGTCCGCCATGCGCCAGCTTTTGAGCGCTCCAGAACAGAGCATTTATTTCACCGAGTTTTTGATGGACGGGATGTTGCGCGGCGATACGCAAAGCCGTTATGCTGCATACGCAATCGGCAGGCAGTGGGGCTGGTTGAGCGCGAATGATATTCGGGCAATGGAAAATTTGAACGCGCTCCCAAACGGCGCGGGAGATAAATATCTAACTCCCATGAATATGGTGGATGCGGCCCTGCAGGCGCCCCAACCGGCTTTGCCGCAAGCTCAAAACGCCCTTCGCTCTTTGGTCATGGACGCGGCGCGTAGGATTGAGGAGCGCACGGGCGATGACCGCAATTCCGAAAAACACGGGAAATGGGTGGAAGGCGTTGTTGCGCCTATCGTGGCGGCGTTTGGCGATGGGGGCAATTCTCCGGCGCAGGCGCGAGATATTACGCGGTGGTGGTTTGCAGAGCGCGATGCAACCGCAGAACAATTGTTGGACAAGTTAGCGGCAATGCGGTAAAACAGTCGTATAATATCCTTAGTAAATAAATATCTTGGCTGACGCGAACAACGCGCGGCATTCCGTTTATGGAGTGCCGCGCGTTTTTTATTTCAAAAAATGGACAAGCAAAGCGGGTTGATTGAAAATAGAACACTGGGCGGGCGTGAGTTGCGAGCCGAGGGTGAAACAGTGCCTAAATTCGCTGGATACGCCGCTGTGTTCAACCAGTTGTCAGAAAATCTCGGCGGATCACTCTTTGAACTTTACGAGCAAATCGCCCCTGGTGCGTTTACCGAGACGATTCAGCAGGACGACATTCGCGCACTGTTTAATCACGATTCCAATTTTGTTTTAGGGCGTAAGCAAGCTGGCACGTTAATTCTGCGCGAAGATGGCGTTGGCCTTTACATAGAAGTTGCGCCGCCGGACACGCAGTGGGCGCGGGATTTGGCAACCACCATCGCGCGGGGCGACATCACTCAGATGTCTTTTGCATTCACGGTCTTAGAAGAGGAATTTCGCTATGACCGAGAGAAGGACATCGTATATCGGACGCTGAAAAAGGTGAGACTTTACGAAGTCTCGCCCGTGACCTTTCCGGCATATCCACAAACATCCGTTGGCGTGCGTGAGCAAGGCTTGGCCGAAGTCGTTGCTCGCGCTGATGCTTTCCGCAAACAGCAAAGAGACTCAGGCGTAATACCCAATGCAGGCGCATTGGCGGCGGCTCAGGAGAGCCGCGAGCGATTGAAACTCCGCGCCCGAATTGCGGCCATTTGAATTTAACGAGAGGCAAAAAGAATGAAATTGCAAGACATGTTGCAAAAACGCGCCGGACTGGTTGACGAATTGAGCAAACTGGCCGAAAGCGAACTGACGACTGAGACCCGCGCCCGTTTTGACGCGGTAGAGGCTGAAATTAAGACATTGAGTGGCGATATTGAGCGCCTTCAACGCGCCCAGTCCATTGCCACCGAAACCGAGGCAACACCCGCGCCGCAAGCTGCCCGCTCCGAGCGCGGTGACGTAAACGTTCCCGCGTTCAACAAAACCAAACGCGGCGACAGTGAGACCCGCGCCTTGGCGCACTATTTCCGCACAAATGACATGAGCCGCGAGTTGCGCGCTAGTAACGATACCGATATGAATATCGGCACGAATGCTGATGGCGGATACGCGGCGCCAACAGGGCACTACCAGAACATCATCGCCAAGCGTACTGAGTTGATGCTTGCGGACAAGCTGGGCGTGACACGTGTTCCTGGGCTTGGCACAACCATCAACGTGCCCGTGGACAATGGAACGACCAACGGCTTTGTGTTGACCACCGAGGCCGCCTCGTTTGACCGTGATGCCCCGGCCTTGGGCCAAAAAGCGATGACCCTGGCTAAATACACCAAGACATTGCAGCTCTCGCAAGAATTGCTTGAGGACGAGGATTCGCGGCTCGTGGCATATGTTGAGGATTATGTTGCCCGCGCCTCAGCCTTGACCCACAACCAGCTGCTCATTACAGAGGCTACCGCCAACGGCACATCCGTATCGTTGGCCTCTGCCTCCGCTGCGACTGATACCGACATCGGTGCGATGGTGTATGCGCTAAAGGGCGAGTATGTGGATGGGGCGCAATGGGTGATGAATCGCACAACCGAAGGCGCGTATCGTGTCCTGAAGGGGAGTAATTACCTCTTTGCAAATACGCCAAATGGGGCAGTCACGAATTTCTGGGGGTATCCAACCAACGCCAGTGGGTTTGTGGATGACATTGGCGCAACAAAGAAGTGGATTTTGCTTGGTAATTTCAGTTACATGCTGTTGCGCGAACCCAACGGGATGAGCTTCTTGCGCGACCCATACTCTGGCGCGCGCACAGGCCAAGTGAACCTGCATTACTACATGCGGGCCGTGTACAGGGTTTCCGTTGCGGAGGCCATCAAATACGGCACGCACGCCTAAACGTCCATTGCCAAGCGGGGCCAATAACCCCGCTTGGTTTACACGATGAAACTGACAGCCGCCAAATCGTTTACGCTTATGCCGCAGATGCGCAGCGTTGCCGATGGCGAAACGCTTGAGGTTGAAGATGCGCTGGGAGAAAACCTGATTGCGTCTGGGCTATGTGTCCGCGCAGGCGGGGCAGTGCGAGAAAAAGCAGAAACAAAAGTCGCCGCGCCAGTAGTAGAAACGGCAACCGCCGCGCCTCAGCGTAAGCGAAAAGGAGTGTAATGGCAAAGCCAGCAACAGCCCATCCATCTATTCGCATCCTAAGAGATTGTGTTTTCTGTGGGAGCGTATGGAATAAGGGACAGGTGATTATCGAGACAGGGGATAACCGCGCCGAGCTAAGCGTCGCTGTGAATCGCGGTGATGCTGAATGGGTGAAGGATGCCAACCCGACTGGTAACACCCCCAACGCTTAAACCAATCAGCGTGGCCGCACTCAAAACCCATTTGCGCATTGACAGCGCGGACGAGGATGAGTATCTGGGCGCGCTGATTGATGTTGCCGTGCAACACGTGGAAGAGCGCGCGTGGCGGGCATTGCTCACGCAAACGCGCGAGGTGGCGTTGGATGAGTGGCCGGGCGGGCGCGAGATTGAGTTGTCTTTTTCGCCAATTCAAGACGTGACCAGCGTCAAATACACCACCGCGCAGGGCGATGAGATGACGTTTGCGCCGGAAAACTACATCGTAAACACCG